GAGGAAAGCCTTAACGGGTTTCATGTTCATGATGTTCATGTTTTCCGTTACAGGATCTTCTGGCATCTGGTCATCTTCTATCTTAACCAGCTTCTTAGCGTTCTTAATTCCTAGAACTTCTAACATCTGACGATGCAGTTGACCTAAGTCGTACAGCTGCGGAGCTTGCTGGGCAAGTTGCAGGACGGCTTGGTACTGAACCACTTTCTGGCTCATCGTAGCGGCATTAGGATCGCTGACAGGGATGACGTCCACATTGTCGTAATCTTCTTGTTTAGCAAAACGAGTACCAACGTCAGGTGTGTAGCTGTACTGGTCAGGCGTGTAGTCACGGATGATGTCTTTTAAGAGCTTTAGCTCTTGTTTCATCGAGTAGTGAACACGAGCCTGAACCGCAGACATGACCTTTAGAGTACGCTCTAGAATAGCCAAGGTTGTACCAACTGGTGTGTTGGCTGACATATCGGCAATCTTCATATCCGAAGCAGAGGCGAATCTACGTCCTTCTTCTACAATTGTGCCAAGCAAACTATAGAGGACTTGTGATGGTTCTTTATATGGCAATGGCAGAATGTTGTCTTTAAGCACTCCGCTTGGTACGTCAACGTCTCGGAATTCTCCAGGACTGATTGGGGTGTCATCGCCTTTGATACGCAATCCACGGGCCTTAAAGCCACCTGGCAAGTTTGAAAGCGTTCCAGCATCGACCAGCTGCCGAATGATAGACGTTCCAGACTTTGCAAAGGCGCCAACAAGATGAATGAGACCAAAGCAGTAAAAGCCAAAGCCAGGCACATAGCCGTAATGCACAAAGTGATTGCGTTTTTGTTTGGTTTCATCTTCAGGTCTCCAGTTTCTACGGATGGCTAAGACTTTTTGACTGCCTTTTTCTACAGTAACAATGTAAGGAAGGGCAATGCCAGTAGGCTCACCATCTTTGTCTGTGTCTTCGAAACCGTCAATGTCTAGGTTGACTTGAATTTCTAAAATCTTATAGCGGTCATCGGAGGTTGCTTGGAATCCCATCTTCTCAGCAATTTTCTTTTCTACTTCATCAAAAGCAGAAGATGGCTCACCTAAATCAATGTCTCGGTAGAATCCTGCAACCTGCAGTTTGCGTAATTCGTTCTCGGTCTTACGCATGACGTGGGTCACACGCTCTGCGCTTTGTAGGTCAGATGCGCCATACGGAACAATCAGATCTTCGGCTGGCACAAACAAAGCTACTTGACGGTTCAGTGAGGGATCAAAGTAAACCTTCTTAAAGGCGTTACCTGAAAGACCTAAACCCCAGCACATACGCTCATGCTCTGGACGGTATTCTGGCATCCTCTCAGTAATTTGGTAGTTCATGTCCTTTTGGACACGATCAGCAGAAGCCATGATCTCTGGCGTTTCTTTGCCAACAATCACGGTTTTTACTGGACCAGCTGGTGGTAAAGTTTCCATGACCGTCTCAGCTTGAAACTTAACAAGTGCCTCGGAAAGCAGGGGATGATACACACCGCAAGCGCCTTCCCATGGCTCTGAACGGATTTCAATCTTCATTCCCAATAGCTCAATGCCATCGGTGTAAGTCTGCATCCATTCTTTACGGGAACTAACGTCACCCTCTACATCGCCCAGAAGGTCATTGCACATCTGGGATAAATACCCTTCGTCTATGTACTCGGCAAGGTTGGCATCAAAATCATCGGCAGTTTCTTTTTCTGGTTTGATTTCAATTTCTAAGCCGTCAATCCCAATTCGGACTGCTTCTGGATCTTCAATCTCAATCTCGATGGGTTCCATGGCGGCAGCAGCTGCCTCAAGACCTTGGGGTAATTCGTAGAGTGCTTTATCAATTGCCATAATATTTCCTTAGTAATAACTTACTGGTCGTTTAGATTTAAAGTACCGTTGCTCATCTGGTTCATCGCTTTGGAGTCGGATAAAACCTCCCTTACGAAATCTCAATAGCGCTTGTGTTGACGAGTCAACCAAGTCATCGTGGTCAGAGTTTGGAAATGCTGCCATCTCTTCAATCACTTCTTCTGCCCAACGCTTTCTTGGCGCCCATACTTTTCCTGATGCAAACATGTCTGCTACAGAGTTTACACGGGAGATCTTGTCATTACCACGGGTAGGTGTAAATTCTTGTACAGGAATACCCATGGATCTTAGCTCAAATATAAGGGGAGCACCAGAGGCTTTTGCTTCCACAATGAACGCATCGGGTTCCCATTCTTGGTACATTTCCATGGCTCGCTTCTTTAATTCTGGGAACTCCAGCCGTTCTTTGAGAGCATCTAACAGAATAATGTGAGCATCATTCTGATCTTCGTTCATATAAAAAACACCCCAGGTCGTACACGCTGAGTAGTCTGAACGCTCGTTTTTAGTGAAGGCGGTATCCCAAGATTGAATAATGAAGTCGCATTGCGGTGGATTTTCTTTTTCCCAAACATTCCACCATTCTCGTTTGATGAGGGCGCCTTCTTCTGAACTTGGATCCTGTTGGTATTGGGCTGACCATTTAGAGATTGGCAGTTCATTCCGTAGTTTTTCTAATTCGTCTAGGCTCCAGAACTCAGGCCATAAAGGATTACCTGAAGGCAGAATCGCTGGAAGGTTAATCACTTCCCATTCGTCCCCGTCACGCTCGACCATGGACTGAAGGACTCGACCCGTTAGATCTCGCTTAGACCAGCGGGTCATAACAATGACGATGGAGCCACCTGGCTGGAGACGCTGGCGTGGACCAGAACCGTACCATTCAAAGATTTTGTCGTAAACCGTTGGATCAGATGCGGCTAACGCTGCCTCCTGTTCCGAGTGTGGATCGTCAATAATGAGCAAATCAGCGCCTTTACCTGTAACGGTACCGCCCACACCAATAGCAAAATAATCACCATTAGCGTTAGTAGCCCATCTACCAGCAGCCTTCGAGTCATGGCGCAAAGCAACATTCGGAAAGATCTTTCCATAGACATCCCCGTCTACTAAGTTACGCACCTTCCGTCCGAACCCAACTGCGAGTTCGGCTGTGTTAGAACACTGGATAATTTTCTTATTAGGAAACTTGCCAAGATACCAGGCTGGTAACAGATAGGATGCAAACTCAGACTTAGTATGACGAGGGGGCATATTAATAATAAGACGTTTAGTTTTTCCATTGGCTATCTCCTCAAATTTTTTAGCCATGACCGCATGATGCCTGCCGTGAATAAACCCAGGCCACATGACTTTGACGAACTCCATAAAGGACACTTGTCCTTTTTCTCTGGTCAGAGAATCCTGATAGGCTTGTGCCATCTCCATGATGCTGGCACGTTCACCTTCTCCAAGGCTGGCTAGGATTTCCTCTAGCTTACTCAATGTGATGCGCCCTGATGTACTTAGGACGAATAGACCTTGGAACACCTTTGATCCCGCTGCACATACCCAAGGCAACCAATCGCCACATTTTACGGCAGACATTACCCCGACTTTTTTCGCCAGTCAAATACATGATGTCGTCAATAGATGGTCCAAACCCGTGCTTTTTCCAGAACGAGTCAATCACCAAAAAGATTTCTTTTTGCGCTGGAGTCACAGTCGTTACCTTATGCCTTCCCATATTGAGCTTTACGAATAGCCGCATTTGCAGCAAGCATGGCGTTTTCTTCCATAACTTTTTCTTCTATCAGATGATCTTCTACCCAAGAAATAATCTGCAATAAAGACTCACGGTCATGGTTAATTAAGACACCAATTGAACTCATGGCTGCAGCTCTTGCCCGAATTATTTTTATATCAGTCATACAATCCTGTTTAAAAAGAAAGGCGTTGAATCACCAACCCAAGCCTTAGCGATATTGACATCAAAATGCAACCAAGCCGTATCTTCATCCATATCCCGTTTAAGAATCTCAATGACTTTAGCCGTGTCATAACAAATTGCCTGGATTCCAATACGCTCGACTACGCCTATGATTGCCTCATCAAAGCCGTCCAAAGTTAGCAAATCTGGATACTCATCTTTAATTTTCATACCCCCCACCCTGTTTTTGTATAGAAAGTTGACGGGGGGTGTTTTACGTGGAACATTTTTTTATCACTCGGCATTTTTTGTACCCCCACCCCCAAGACCGATATCCTTATTAGGGTTTATACTAGTTGACTCGCAAGTGTCTGATTCTAAAGGAGTTGTCACTGGAACAGGTGTTCCAGTGAGATTTGGAGGTGATCCAATGTGTGGAATACTATGCAAGGTTGGCTCCGAGCCGACTGCCGAATTTTGGGGGTCGGGGTATCGTGGGTCGCTAGAATTCCCGTTTGTCGATGCCACCACCTCTGCGATTTGCTCCTGTGCATCCGCATCATCATCATCTATTGCTTCATTGGTGTCTACATCATGCATCACATTAGCTGTTCCAGTTATCTCTGCCAGTAAACTGTCCGCATCATCCACCGCCACATCAGTTGCACCCTGACTAGATATTGCCAGTCGAATAGAGTTCAGTAGTTTGTCCTTCATCTCCTGTGAGTTCGTGACTTGCACAATCTCTCTGCGTTCAGTAAACAGTGCCACCTCTGTTATCTTGCCCAACAGTTCCAGTGCCCTAAGCTGTTGTGCGGGCGGGACATCAGGGTCTAAAGCCTTTTCCGTTATCTTGTGGATTGCCAATGCCCTTAAAGAAGCGGGCGTAATATATTGATTCGCTTCCAAAGCCACCCTAAATGCTTCTATCTGAGTGGCGATAGCTGGGTTCTTTGTTAGCTTCTGTGCTTCTGCTGACTGGGTTGATGGTTTGCCCTTAGTCTTATAGGTCTTCCGATACGCACCTGTCTTGGTATTCCCCATCGCTACTTCCTTGGCGAAAGCCCTTTGTTTACTGGTGAGTTTGCTTGTCTTCGCTGTGACTGCACCCAATAGAATAGTATCAATAGGCATCGCTTCAAGCCCTTGTTCTATTTCTTTGCGTGTTAGTCTTTTCATAGGAATCTCTTGATAATCGGTATACCCGTCTATTCTATGCCCATAAGGGCGATTCTGCTAGTAATCTATTCTTCTACTCTCTCCTAGTGTATTACCTCTATCTAGTGTTTTAGATACTGGGCTGTTGTGCTTCGCACCTATCCCGATTTTAAGCCTGTCGATGCCCGATTCAGGCGAGCCACAGAGCCGTGCTTTATGTTTTTGTGAGCCTTGATGCACAAGCAAGTGCTTCCACAGACTGCGATATCACCCTGAGAGCCTTATTCTATAAGGGATAAAAATAATTTAAAAAAATGCTTGACAGTCAATTAAATTATGCTTGACAATGAAATTGTCACTCACCTGATGACTGACAAATTAACCACCTGCTAGGAGATTATGACCATGATTATCGAAGTTGAAGTAAAGAATGTTTATGGGAAAGAAACCTTCTATCCCTTATGCGATAAGGCTGTATTGCTTGCTCGCTTAACTGGTTGTAAGACATTGACCATTGATTCATTGAAGACCATTAAATCACTGGGCTATGAGATTGCCGTTCAACAAAAGCAGTATTCAATCTAAGGGGAATCAAATGACTGATAAAGAATTTATTGAAGACTTTAAGAAATACGCTTGCAATAACTACAACAACGGCTATGACTACATTGTTGAATGTTGGTCTGATGATGATTTACTGCAAGAACTAGCTTACTGGAATGGCGATGCGATTAAATTTACTGCCAGTATGCAAGAGATTGTTGATTTGTATCTGCAAAAGCAACAAGAGCAACGAGCCGATGTCATTGATTTTGGTGAAACACCTAACTTCTAAGGGGAAACTAATGAGCAAAAGCAACTATCACAATGCCAGTAAGACTGTTGTAGCTACTGCCATACTTGACCGCCTGATTGACAACTATGAGGGCAAAGGGGAATGGATTGACGAATTCTACGAAATAGCTGAACTGATTGGCGAAGCTGTTGGCAAATCACCGAACTTTAACCGCATCGAAGAAATTGCTATGACCAATGGGGTTATTGAAGAAGACTACTTTGAGGGACATGAATAATGACTAAATGGAAACATGAGATTGACTTGGCTGACCTGTATGCCAAATTTGAAAGTGCTGATATCGATGGTCAAGAAATGCTGACCTGTTTGCACCACGCATTCAAATCATTCATTGATGCTAATCCTAAAACTGCTGATTACATCTACTTCCGCAGTTTTGAGGATGCAGTAGACGAACTCGCATCAACTGACGATATTGATGATGCTGACTATCTGCTCGATACCATCTACGACTTTGCCGATGCTAATCGCATTTGGGTTAAAACA